AAAAGCCTTGTCAAGTTGTTGCACTGACATGCCAGAAGATTGTGCAAATTCAACGACTGCGCCAGGCAGTCTTTCAGCTAGCTGTCCCCTTAATTCTTCTGCTGTTAATTTCCCTTTGCTAAACACTTGGACGACGGCTCGCATGGCGCCATCTACATCATCCATGCTTCCGCCCGCCCTCAAGACTGCAGCGGCTGTCCCTTCAAATATTTTTCCAGTGGTTTCCGTGTCATAACCAAGCGCAACAGTTGAAGCTCGTAATTGCGTGAACTTTCGATAAGCTTGGTCCAATGGAATGAGAAGACGTGAAGCAATTTGCTCCACTTCTTGCGTGGCTCGCGCAAAATCGCTGAAATTATTAGATGCAGCGGCTAGCCCCATCTGCAGTTTTTCAATAGTGACGGCCTGCTCAATCATGCCGGCGGTCATTGCTTGCAAATTATCCGCTGCTTGACCAATGGCCGCGCCCGTGAATGCCCCAGGAACTCCGCCTGCTAAGCCGCCGGCAATGCCTCCGACAGCGCTTCCTACGCCACCTCCAAGACCTCCGCCATATAAGAACGCCCCTCCTGCAGCACCAAGTCTTTGTCCTCTTGTTAGAGGGCGGCGGGTTTGTCTTTCAATGGCCTGTTCTGTTTGTACGATCTCCTTGTTTAATTGTTTCCATTCAGTGGTACTAGGCGAAATCTCTTTAGCCCTGTTTCTAAGAATAGTAAGTTTTGCTTCTAAGGCGTTAAGACTACCAGGAGAGAATGCGCCAAGATTTTCAGTAAGTTGAATATTTTCGGCTAGCTTATCAGCCTTCTGTAGATCAAAATTAAGTCTTGCAATTTCCCTTTGTAAATTCGTCCATGCCTCAGTGTTTGGCTGAATCATGGAAGCGCTTATTTTGGCTGCCTGAATCTCGCGAGATAAACCAGCAAAAGACTCTTGAGGGAAAGCTCCAGCTTGTGCTCGCAAACGAACGGCTTGAGCCGTCATTTGCCCCATCTGTTGTCGGCCCTCTAATTGGCCAATTTGAGAGGCTTTCTCCCCAAATGCGGGAGATCCAATTGAAAGCTTGCGAAGCTTACGTTCGTACTTCGCAATTTCTTTATCTAGCTGCTTAAATGTTGTATTAAGCTGGTGCGTGAGCTTGGTGTCATCAAGCCTAATCTCAACAGGTTTAGACGCGCGAACGGCTTCAGTGAGCGCTTTATTTACCCTGTCAATTTCATTCGCAATGCGAGAAGCATTAGTAGAAAAATCAATTCTGTAAGTTGCCATAATTAGCGCCCTCCGTTGCGAAGCACAGTTTCAATGACGCCATCAATATTGTCTAGTGTGGGCTCCGTCCATGGGCGAGCAGGATAAGCCGTGTCATTTTTTGTAGTGCCGCCGTCGTGGACAAGTTCAGCCACGTCATCTTCCCAAATAAATTCAGTAACGCCACGTCTAATCTCGTCTCGTCGCTTGCTTGCAAGCAAATCGCCTTCATCAATAATGTTGCGAGGCTCAGTCACTTTTTCGCCATTTTTGCGGCGAGTAACAACGTCTTGCCCCTTCCAGTCCCACTTAATCGCCTGCATTTGCTCGTCAAAATCATTATCTGCCCAATCCATTGCTAAGTCAAATGTGCGTTGATTGATTCCTCTGAGCTGTCTAATCTCGTTTCCTTGATATTCTTCAACCCTAATACCAACAGCGCGACGCGCTCCACGACCAAAAGCTCCAAGGACATCGACCAATCTGCCAATGGCACTATCAGCCCGAAACGCATTGCTTTCAAAACGCAACTGATATGCCATTGCCAAACAAATAAAATCTATTCACAATCTAACATTTCAGCGCAATTCCGCGCCTATCATGCCAACCACGGCAGCCGGAAGCTTTTCATTCTTTAACGCCCATTGCATCGCTTTTCTTGTTGACTCTTTTAGTCGTCCATCGTCCTCTTTCATTTCATATGGCAAGAAATGCTCAAGCTTTATCCTGCTTCCCTTGTTTCCCAACGCGCTGCACACAACAAGAGCTAATTTAGCCGTACTAATACTATTTGCATTTGTCTCCCTATGCAAAGCCCGATAGCTATGGTTCAATACGAGCTCGATGAGCTTGATTGGAAGTTTATTGAAATTTGCGGCATGAAAAATGGGATCGGCAATTTGGAAGGAACACAACTGTGCGTATATCTCTGACCAGTCAGTTCTATTGAGAATGGCTGTTTCGCATTGCCGAGCCAGCCGCTCTATTAGTTTTTTGGCTCTTCCTCTCCTTCTGTCGGCTCTTCATCAGACACAATACTGGCGTCTTCCTCGCCCATGAATGTTTCTACCATGTCCAAAAGGTTTTTAGGGAGTTTTCGTGTGTCATCCTCACTCCAGTCTTCTGTTGGCTCCCACTTTTTGCCTTTCATCACTTCTCCTCTATTACGGAAGAAAACAGTAACAAGTTGCTCAATTTGCTCCCGTTGAGACGGCATGCTTTGCATGAGTTGAGCTGTTTCGTCTGCATATTCCGAAAAAACTTCGGAATTCTGCCCACCAGACTGAAGCAGAGCAAAAGCTTCCTCTGCATCTACATTCTTCTCTTCCGCGATTTTGCGGGCAAATGCAATTGCTTTTAATGTAAGCTGCGCACGGCGCTGGGACTGTTCTTCCCTAAGCCATGCCTCTTCAGCTAGCCAACTACCATATTTGCGCAAACGCAAGCATTCTCCAATGGGCTGATATTGCGCATTACTCAGCAAGAAAAATTCCGAATACTTACTCATGGTGGTCACTATCGCAGCGCAAGTCTAGCATTGAGCATTCTTAACGGAACAGCGCTTATCGCTACTTCCCCTGGCACAATTGCTTTCGTTGTTTTGCCGTCAATGGGAAAGGAGACGATTGAGCTACATCCAGGCATAAAACAAGCGAATCCAGCTAGCAAGAAATATTCATCCTTGGTCACGTCAAACAACCAGGCCTTGCCGCATTCACTTTTCAATAGCTTCACAATGGAGGATGTACGTTTAATAGTTGTACGTCTGGAATTCTAATGCGATACTGTCCATACACCACATCGCTTTCCGGCCGGAAAGAAAACTGAGCATCTGGGAATCTACGGGCAATCCGTTGCGCGGCGTTATGTAGTGCAGTGGAATTGGGGGTGTAATCCACAAGCATTATTGTCCACTGCTGATTGTTTTGGACTTTGCCCACCATTGCACGTGGGCTCACCGCTGGAAACTCTTCAATAGTCACCTCCAAGCCCTTTGCTTTCCATTCTTTAGGCACACTCTGCCTGCCCACTACGTACACAGCAGGAACAACATTGCCGCCAGGCAACGCATATTCGCCAACTAAATTAGGCGATGCAGAAAGAAGCTGCGTAATTGTTTCGCGCAGTTGGCCAATATCCATGAAAAAAGCCTCCTATAGAGGAGGCTAGCAAACTTTTCCTAGTGGCTGTATCAGCTATTAGGAGCAGAAGGAATGAGGCTGCCAGTGTTGGTAGCATTCTGGTGGATACCAATGCGACCACGAGAAATGAGGTCGAAAGTGCATTCAACAAGATTATCAGCAGGATAGCTCTCGTTGTAGTTCATCACGCAAGCAGTGAAAGCCACGCGATCGTAGTAGTAAGTGGTGCCAGAAGCGCCAAGCTGCTTATTGATCTCCACGTACACTTCATGGTTTTTGTCGTACCGCGAAGCAGAAACCACTTGGAACGCTTCATCAAAGCTGTCAGGCAGGAAGACGGTGCCATCAACATCCTTCTGGAAGTAGGATGTAATCGAGGCAGTGGCCTGAGAAGTGACGATCACGCTGTCAGCGAAACCGCCACCGCCCAGCAGGTAGAATTCTTGGTTGCCATCATTAAAAGCAACAGAGGCAGTAGTAGCGGCTTGCAGCGTATAGAGCGTAGGAGCGCCGCTAACGGTAAAGGTGGCGCCGCTTTGAGTGATTACAGGACGAGCAGTGCCATTAATGGAGCCAACGCGCACAATCACGTCTTGGCTCTTTACCAATTCCGTAGGATGGTAGAGCATGGGGGAAATCCTCAGCGATGAAAGAGAAAGTGATTAAGCGTTGTCCACGCTTCCTTTTCCAACCAGTCTAAAAATGCCTCTGATTGGTGTGCCGAGAAATTGCCAATAATGCTCAGCAATTTGCTCGTTAGGCAATAGTTCAAACCTTCCTTCCCTTCCATTGATCGTCGCTCGCGCTGAATCACCAAACGTCACGCCAGAAAGCGTAAGCGGATTAGTGAGCCTGCCTTCCATGTAGACGGCAGTATTATCAGCGCCAAGCAACTGATCGTATTGAGGATTCCGCTTTTGCTTCAATGAAGCATAGAAAGTAGTTCCAGACGACACTGCCACATAATTGCCAGTATCACTGTCCAATGCATATCCTGATGCCACGCTAAACACCAAGGAGGCATTGGCTAATGGCATCAAGAAATTGGTCACACTACAAACCCCACAGCAGAATCAGGAAGCGAATTAAGCATACGCTTGAACTCTTGTCCATATTGAGAAGCATCAAGCCCCTCTCCATACACCTTGCCATCAGTGGCACCAATTTGAATGCCCATTTGCGCAAGTTGAATGGCAATAATGTGCGCCGCTAGAAACTTAACTGCCCTGTCAGTTTGAGCCCCAAACACATCTTCCGATGCGTCGAAAGTGGCCTCACTAATGGCCCCATTCACAATCCCCGATGGATGAGGAGTGAATTCAGGGAAACGCTCAAGAAAGCTTGCGTAAGTGACTGCCATAATCAGGCCCTCCCAATGCGAATGGCTTCTTGCCGTTTAGAAATGGCGTTCCTCACGCGAATACGGCCTTCTTTCTTCTTCCACTCTGTCAGTTTATCTGCGTTGTGGATGAGTTCAATGGCGCGAATTGCTTGAGACAGAGGCAGAGCGGAAAGACTATCAGTGTCATCGGGGAGCTCCTCTACGACAAGACGATCTTGCATCTCTTCAATGGCCCCAATCGCCATGAGGCGCTTGACGGCTTTGTTGGACTTGGCTTCTTCCCACTTCTCTTCAGGAATGTCCTGATTTAAGCCTGGCACCAATTGAATGAGACCAGTGCGAGTGATAATGCCAAAACCAGCTTCACGCGGCGGATTTTCAAGTTCAGGGCGGTAAGCAATTAACATGCGTGTTCTATAGAACTGTTTATAAGCTTAACGCCCTTCCCTTGATTAACTATCCTCAGGCAGAAGCCTGAACGTAGATGACGCTCTTCGGATAGTAAACAGCCACGCCACCAACGCGTGCATGGGCAGGAACGATGAATTCCAGACCACGCTGCTGAGGCGGGAACAGTTCAAGCGGCTGAGGAATGTGCAGTTGCACTTTCTCGGGATCGCGCTTGTACACAACCATGCGGTTGGTATTGAGGTCGCTATTGCCTGCATCAAGCTGGTTGATAGGCTCAATGCTGCGGATATAAGGGTTGGTGCGCAGGAAATACTCCAGCACGGTCACATCAGACGAATCCGAATTGCGACGAGTGGAAATTTCACGATAGTCTTCCCATGCCATGAGAATTGTATCGGGCTGCTCCTTCATCTTGGACGCATTGATAATGGCAGTCACGCCATAGTTCAGCAGGTCCAGCATTTCCTGAGCAGTGGTGCCACTATCAGTGAACCACTTGTCAGCCGCCACCACGTCAACGGTGTCGTTATTGAAGAAGCCCTTCAGGCCCACAGAAGCTTCGCCGAACAGGGCGATGTCTTCCACTTTCTCCTCATAGGCACGGCGCACGGCAGAAGCGCGGCGCTGCTCCAGGGCAATGTTTGCCATTTGAGCGGCACGCAGTTCTTGCACGGTGTAACCGAAAGAACCACCAATGGAGCGGATGTTGATGCTCTTCTCCACTTGGCTGATGTCGGCACGGGGCAGATCATCGGCAGCATCAGAGATGAGCTTGAATTCACCAGTGGCATCCATGATGCGGTAGGTGAAAGTTTGAGCGCCAGGACCAGCTTCGCTGGTCACAGGCAGAATAGTGGGGTATTTGATGTCGGCATAAGCGATTTCAAACACCTGCGGACGAATGTACTCAAGCTGCCGCTCAAGGAACAGGCCCGCATCATCCATACGAAATTCAGACATTGTTAGAGCCTCCTATCAGTTAGCAGTGAGAGTGAACGAGGGACCGTTCAGCTCAAGGATGGCAATGCCCGACCCCGCAGTGGAAGTCAGATAGCGAGCGTTCGCCAGCGTTGCAGTTTTGCCGGAGATCACTGCCGAGCTGAATTGGCCGGCATACTTCACGCCAGTGGCAGTGTGAATCACGCGGACCACAGTGGTCGGATCGACAGCACCATGCACGTAAACGGCAACAGCGCCTTCGCTGGCCACGTTGAGCATTTGCTTGTCCTTGACGCCAGGGCGGCTGTTTGCGTCCAGGGCGGTTTCGTCCACATAAGTGAGAACGTTCACACCCAGGAAGGTGTCAGCAGCAGCAGCAATCGTCTTGGCGGATTCGCCAACAGTACCTGCGCTGTTATAGACCACGCCATTACCAAACGGAATGACGGCGCCAGTCTCGTTAATACGAGAAACAATAGTGTTGTTGCGAATGTCGGAGAGTTGACCTTCCAGCAGTGCAGTGTGAGTCAGCGCATAAGCCTGCTGCACACCACCGGCCGCGGCGGTTCCCGACGCAGTAAAAACTACAGCCATGATTACTTAGCCTCCTTAGAGATGGAGAGGGGACGCTTCCATGCGTTTTGCAGCCAATCCATATAAGCGGACGGTGCAGCAGTGGGAGCAGCTAAAGAAGCAACGCTTTTGCGCAGCTCATCGGTGACAGCGGAATCTTTGCGAGAAGCTTCCGACAGAGTGTCAAACATTGCCTGCACATAGTCGTCAGACTTTTCGGACAGGTCAATGCTGTCGCCACGCACTGCAACGATGGAATCAACCATCACTTCGCGGGCGGTTTTGCCACTAAATTCATAAGCGGCATCCAGAACAGGCTTAGCCTTTTCAATGAGAGCAAGACGCTCTTCAACCATGGAGTCAAAGTTGATCTCCTTGGCGGCGGCCAGTTCGGCTTTTAATTCTTCGACGTGCTCAGCCAGAGCATCGGCGCGACCCTCAGCGGAATCGCACTTGCCCTTCATTTCCTTTTCCATGGCATCCATTTCGGATTTCATGGAATCAGCAGCGGCCTGGAGCTCGTCGTACTTCTTCTTCATGTCTTCGTAAGACATGCGGGCGTCTTCTCGTTCTTTAGTGATCGCCAGAGCAACGCTCTCGCTCACATCAAACTCAGCGCCGTCAAATACGACTTTTGCAGTCATAAGACGTTCCTCTTCATTAGGAAATAGAGATGGATCGGCTGCATCTTGACGATCAAGATGAAGCTTCACTTGCGGGCCTGCACGGCCACGACGTACAACAGCGATGTGATTACCAATGATTTCCTTTTGGACGCCATCGTAATGTTCGCCGTCTTCCGTGATACCAGGACTAGGGTCATAGCTCACCCTATATCCAGCACTCACTTCACGAGCATCGCCTTTCATGATGCGTTCAATGGTTTCTTTGTCAGTGATTGTCATCACTGCTTTAACAAAACCATTGTCATACACCACTTCAGTGCCACTAAATCCCACTTGATAGTCTTTAGTGTTATCTGCGTCCAAAAGGACGGGAGGATGTTCAGAAGTGATGGCCTTGCCAGCAAATGAGGCTAGGCTCTCGGGAGACGCCACTTCAGAAGGTGGTCGATACTCTCGCCTAATAGAACCATCAGCATCGGTGTAATGCTGAATGCCCGTGCGAGCAATCGAAGCCCACGCCCGAAGATAACCTTCCGGCGTGATTTCATATTTCTCAATGGGTGAGAAATCGTACCTACAGGATGTGGTGCCCATAAATATACTTTACACTTGTCTCTATTCTGTCTAGACTGATTATTCAAAGGAGACTAAAGAATGTTGTTTTTAGCGAGAAGCGCCACCGATGCCCTCAAAATGCCTTACCAACAAGCGCGTCTTCTCATTGCGTCTCGCATTAAAGAAGCCCGCCTTAATAGCGGGCTTTCTCAGCAGACAGTGGCTAAAGAACTCCACATCAGCCAATCTTCCTACAGTCGCATGGAACGCGGCGAGCTCTCGCCTGATTGCGCTCAAATTCGCTTCCTAAGTGGTTTCTATGGAATCAGCGTGCTTTATCTAATGGGCTATCCATCGTTCCTTGTCAATGCCACAAAAGATTAATCTTCGTCTTCTTCGTCCGCCTGTAATTCAGCAAGCTGGTTTTCAATGCCTTCCATAATGTAAGCCTTTGCCATGGCTTCAATTTCAAACACCAAGAATTTTGTGGGTTCAAAATGAGGGTCAGGCTTTTCGTAGACGCTCATCACGTAAATGTGCGTTTCATCTAGCCGACCATTCTTAAAGCATTGCTTTTCAACAAGCTCCCAACGGGAAGTGTTGCGATGCTCGTTGGCTGACAAAATAGCCAGCGCTTTCATTGCGCCAATGCCTTCGTCCTCGATTTCTTCAACTCGCACGAATTCGCTCATTGGCCTTTCTTCTTGGATTCCACCATCTTAATAATACGATTCGCCCACGCTCTACCAGCATCGCCTCCCCATAAAAGCCACGCAATGTATCCTGCATCGTCTTCTCCTCCGCTCTTATTCTTTTCATGGCGAGAAAAGAATGCAGCCATGCGTTTAATAGTCGAATAGCTAATGGCGCTGCCGCCAGCAAGATCACCAGCCCTGGCCACGCCGCTGCCAATGCCTTGTTTGCCCGCTTCCTGCGTCGTTAAACCGCCTTTGCCGTGCTTCTTGCGCAGCTCTAAGCCACGCCGTGCCGCGCTTCTTACTGCCGATGGAGGGGAGAAACTTTCAGCGTCTCCCCTCAGTGCTTTTTTCCGCAAGAAGAATCCACTTCTTCTTCCATACCTTCCTCTTCCTCTTCTTCGCTTTCAATGCAAATCATTGCATCAATGTAAGCATCAACGTAGGCATCACTCTTGCCCTTTAATGACATTCCAGCTTCCGACATGGCGATGGCAATTGCTTGCTGGCGGCTTTTAACGGGCTCACCGCTGCTGCTCTTCAGCGTGCCGGCCTTGAACTCACGCATTACCTTGGCCAACTTAGCCTGTTTTTGCTTTTTCGTCATTGCACTGTTTTTTTTACAGTCTAAGCTTTTACGCCGTAAAAATACAAATCACACGCCTGCTTATTATCGTCAAAAGCCCATTCTGTAAACAATCCAGAAAAGTCAATCTCAGAAGTGAAATCTTCCGCTGTCAAGTTTTTGTAATAATGCCACCCTTTAGCAATGGTTAACGGGCTGTCTTGCGGAGTGGTGCGCTCAGTGCCGTGCTCCGGGCGTCCAATAGTGGCGCATGTAAATACAATCAGCCCCCCGCTCTTGCAAAGACGAACCATGTTGAGAAAAGTTTCCTTCCAATGGGGATTATGCTCAAAACATTCGCAGGAAATACAACAATCAAACTGATCTTTGCTGTCATATTCATGACCGCTAATAACAACATCCACACCTCGCCCCTCCCCTACGTCCACGCCAATGTATTCGCCCGCACTAAATTGATCCCTAACCGTGCCATTGATATTTAGACTGCCCACCTCCAACACTCTCCCACCATTAAAAAACGAGGGGAACATGCTTTTAATCTTGGCGATATATTCGCCTTGTTCGCGATGAGCCATGTCTAATTAATAAAGCCAATGGGGGCAGTCAAAATCTTAACGCCAGGAAATAGCTTTTCTCGATGGAGGATGAAAGCAGTGATAAGACGTTCGGCAATAAACGCAAGAGCTCGCTTGTCATACCCTTTAATCTTCATGAAGTCTTCCTTATGTTTTTCCCAAATAGGAATTAACGCATTAAAAAGAGTGGTCATGAATTGCATGTAAAGCTGACGAGAACCCCTTGCCATGTTGCAGCCAAAGAACATGTTTTGCTCCCATACGGCATCAATTTCCTCGCGAGACAACACCCACTGTCCTGTATCGGCAAAAGCGCGAGTAATACTAGGAGCATCAAAAGAAGAATGTCCACCATAAAACTGTTGCTCTAGCGAGCAAGAAAAACAAGCGGCTTCTGGCACATACAACGTATCATCGTCATACCAAAAGTCATTTGGCTCCAGCCAATTGCGTCGATACTGAGCATTGCCAATGTTCTTCTCCTTGGCATTGAGAAGCATCCAATGGATGCAAGTTAGTTCTCCCCACATGGCATTCAACGAAGAAAGCTCAGCGCTCTCATCGTCAAACACAAAACCTTCGCCTCGCAACTGACTGCGCTCTTCCAGCGATAATTGATAGGCTCCTCCCATAATGGGAACAATGCGAGACTGCGCCTGATAGCGCACTTTCTCTCCGCGGATGCAAACGGCGTAAATGGTATTTTCAGGGTGCATAAACTTTACGCTGAGCCCACAGTTCGTTGTAATTATTAACGCTCTTAGCCCCAAGACCAGTCAAGTCTCCGCCTCCTGCAGGCTTTGACCAAGCCAGTAACGTACCATCTGGCAGCACAAACGCCCGGTTCTTCTCTTGATACGTAGGCGTGAGCTCTAAATAGTCTCCGTAAACAAAGTTTGCATTGCCACCATTCGCCGCCAATGCGGCTCCAAGCAATGTGGGCCCAGTGGGGCACAATGGAGTGATGCCGTAATATTCTTCTTCGCAGTTATTGACGATCATTTCAATGGCCGTTTGCAAGGCAATATTACCAGGCTTTGAATAGAGAACAGTGGTGGCACATGCCCAGCTTGTAAAGCTAAATCGTTGAATGTCCCTAAAGGCTAAAAATTCAATGCGCGGGCCAATGTCTACAGAATTGATTGCCCGAACGCCAATATCAAAATACCAACCTCCTAGTCTGTTCAGTAAACAAAAACGCCCAAGATCTGCCTTGTAAGAGAACGGCTTTAGTTTGTCATAGGCCCACAATACTTTTTCTTCATAGTTTTCTGCGATGAAGGAGCGAAGCGTGTCATTGTTGTAGATGACATGCTTTGCATTGGGAAACATGCCGTCAATGGTGCCAGTGGCGTATTCCAAAAAAGGACTCAGCTTCTCTTTTGGATCGTTGGTTAGAAAAATTTGAGAAATTTGCATGGCTTCAATCAATGCGAGAGGGAGTGCCAAAGCCTTTGGCAGAAGACTGCGGCTGCGCCTTTAACAAGCCGTTAATGATTTTCTTGGCCTGTTTGCCAATATAAGACCAGGTAAATTGCTTCTCATGCACGCGGTCGTAGCACCATTTTCCTGCTTCCGCTAATTCTCCTTGGTTTTCGTAGTAGCGCGTCAGGATGTCCGCAAGACAATCGGGAGAAGGCTGTCCACGATCCAGCCCATAGTTCCTGTCAACTTCCCAGCTTTCAATTTCAATGCGAGAAACGCCACTAAAAATTTCTTTACAGCTTGTATGATCTGGAACAATTTGTGCCACGCCAGTGGCGGCATGTTCAGTATTCACTAGTCCCCATCCTTCGCCAATACAAGTGTTGACGCCTACGTCACATGCGTTATACACCTGATTAAGCTGCTCCACGGGCAGGCAGTTGATTGTTGAGAATCCAGGATTAGTAAGAATGAGCTTGCTAGTTGGATCGTAGCCTTCGTCTCGTGCCACTCGCTTAAACAATGGAATGATGTCCCACCCCAAGTCTTTTTGTCCCATATTGAGCCAAAGCCTTGCATTAGGCTTGTCTTTCGCAAAGCGAATGAAACCTTTAATTGTTAGGTCAATGCGTTTGCGTGGCTGATTCCTATTGCCATTAAAAACAATAAATACATCTTCGGGAACGCCGAGCGCTTGCCGACACTCTCGCTTGTCCATTGGGAAGAATTTATCAAAATCAGTGCCATGGCTCAAAATATGAACGGGCTTTTGATAGCCAATCTTCATGATTTCTTCAGCGCCAAATTGCGTGTAAGTGGCAACACCGTCCCATTTCTCAATAGCCGCAAGAAGATCAGGGAATAGCCCGTAACTATCAATAGGCGTATAAACGAAGAATTTGAATCCCAAGGCCTCCTGATGATTCTTGACTGCATCCCATAAATTAATAGCCACCCAAACATCGTTTGTCACCCAAATAATGTCGGGCTTAATCTTGTGCGCCAGTTCTGCAATGCGGTGAGAACCAAAGGGGTCAGAGCCATGCAGCATGGCTGGATAAGTGGCGTATTTGCGCGCCTCTTCATGAGGGTCGCCGTGATAGTTCACGGCAAGAACACTCACTTCATGGTCCTTGGCAAGAATGGGCAGAAGGTTTTCCGCTACTCGCCCAAATCCAGTTTCAACAAAAGCATCCCCGCAATAAAGAATTTTGGCCATTGGACAAAACAAGCTTGCCCAATACTAATGGCGTAAATCAAACGGGAATAGATGGCGCTTGTTGACGCATGTATTTCACGCTGCATTTGCAATTAGACCGACATGAACAACGTTGTCCCGGCATTGGCAAGCTACCAATGGGAACAATTCCTCTAGCTGCATAGTCCAAACAGTCTTGGCAATGCTTCGCTTGACTGTCAAGGATGCGTTTCATCAAGCTGTAGCCTTGCTTTTCTTGACGAATTGCAGTTCCTTCCCAATAAGTGCCTCGCACGCTTTCAGCGTATAAGCCGATACGAGCAAGAGCCATGGGAGCAGAAACGCGGCCAGCCAAAATGTCAGCAGCAAAAGCCTGTAGATAACGGTATTCAGCCCGAATTCTCTGGCCAATACGGCCCCAATCCGCCGCGCCCATCCTTTCTTTTCCACCATTGCCAATCACTGCGGCTTGAATGTGGACCAATTTTAGTCTCTGTCTAATGGTCCCTTGCCACTGATCAATCGTGAGATCGCCACGACTAAGCATGTTTGTATAACGACGTAAGTCGTCACTAAGGCGATTAATTCGACCATCCACCAAAGCCTCCACAGCGGATTGAGAAAGGAAACGTCCATTAGGGCCGCGATAGCGACCACTAATAGGATCGTAGCTCCATGATGATTGGTCAAGACGAATGATTTCATCTGCAAATCCGGCTAAGTCATTGAGGCCTTGCATCTTCAGCCTCCAAAATATCCTTGAAGCGCTCGGGGGCCTCTTCTTTCCATTGTGACAATGCAGCATCAATATCTTCCTGGTCAATTAACGAAGCTTCGTCAATGTCAGCAAGGATGAGGCCTTGCGCTTTCATAGGCTCGATAGCGTCTGTTTTGCTGCTAACCATTTTTGCTGGACCGCGCCGCTCAGGATCGGGGTCGGCCTTACGCTTGCGAGCAACAATTGTCGAACGCTCCTCTTTGCTCATTGCTTGCGCTTTTGCTTGAGGAAGACACTTGGGCTTGCCTTCTTTCTCTTCTCGCGCCCCGCATGGCCCCAAGATCTCACCATTGGCGCCAATCCTCACCCACTTCTCCTTAAACCATTGATCTAAATCGTCTGCGTGCAGTTCTTGTTCGTCGCTCTTAAACGCGCCGCTTAAAGAGCCGTGCTTCTTTTTATACATTTGCTTGTATTGCTGCACCACATAACCACTGGCATAAGCAGATGGCCACACCTTGAACTTTGTTTTTGCAGCACTAACGGCGCGAGAATGAAGCTCCTTGTCAGTGAACACCACGTCTCCACGCATCTCTTCTAAGTCTCGCGGCAAGAAAAGGCCAGCGGCATCTTGTACTTCCCTACTGCCGTCCATGGGAAGCGTGCCATTCTCCTCGTCAAGAGGATCTCGACCGCCAGGGGGCACCGCTAAGCCACCCTTGTTCGGGGTGGAACCACCCCCACCTTGAGTGGGAAGTTCGCGAATGACATTGGGATCGAGAGTGAGTTCCATGCTCCACTCAGAACCGCCATAGCGAGCGTCTGCCACTTCCTTGGGACTCAGTACGCCAAGCTGGATGTAGCGGCCGTCTACAGCCGCCACACGCGCACGTACATCAGCCATTTCGCGCTCATTAAGCTCAAACAATGGGTTGAAGGCAATGCGCCAGGATTCGGGCAGCTCTCCTTTCGTTGGCCCTTCCTTGCTCAGCATGATGAGCTCCATCAGCTTCTTGATGGGGCGCTTGAAGTGGACACTTTGGTAATCGGCCAGCGTTTTGGCAAAGTCTCGCTCTTCGCTGCGACCAGTGGCGCCTAAGCCACTAGGGCTCTCGCCAAATAAAACAGTGTGAGGAATCTTGCTGGCGCCAATAATATCAACGCGCAGTTTCTCAAGGATTTCTCCAATGCCTCCAAAGTTGCGGCTAATAAATTCAAGCTCTTCCTTTTCCGCATCAATGGCATAGCCGCGATAAATGCTCTTGCTCATGTCGTTCACTTGCAAACGATCACGAATGGAGCTCTCCTTGCCGGCGGCAAGCATTGCTGCTAAGCCTCTCACTTTATGAACAAAAATGTCAAACTCAGTGAGCAGCGTTGCCGCTGAATTCAGGCCCGTCCAATAATGGCGGAAGCTGTCATAAACAGTTTGCAAGCTGCTCATGCCCCAGCCATAGTTACGCTGCCTTACGCGATAAGGCAGCCAATCCCCATCAAAACGCAGGATCCTGTCCTTATGGATGTAGGACAGTTGCGGCTCGTTGATTAAATCACCGGAAATGATTTGATAATAAGTGGCTTTTGAATAGTCGTATAAATTTTCCTCGTTAATCACTGGTGCAATTTGCCAGCGATCAAGACATTCAATTTCTTCAATGCGACGGATGTTGCGTTTGTCCACTGGCATATAAGCCGGACGACCATCATCAATAAACAGCAACAAACACGCCCCACCATATAAGCGAGCATTCTTGGCGGCCAGGTTTAAATGCTCAAGGATGTATAAATCCTCGATTATCTGCTCAACGCCTTGCACCTCCTCTGCCCTAACTCCATCGCCGCCAAACAATACTTTGAATCCTTTCCGAGTGGCCTGGTCAGCATAAATGTCAACAATGCGACGAGGAAGCCATTCACCATACAAATTCTCCAGCTCTTCTTGAGCAAGAAAAACAGTTGCCGTAGTTTTAGTGTACTGCGCCTTGTCGCGGCCGGTTCCCATGCCAATCAGCACGTTTTGCAAGCCATCGGCGCGAAGGCCAGACTCGCTTGCATGCCCCAAATCAACAGCTTCGTTTTCCATAAGCCCCTTTTATAGCCACACTGTGTTGCTCTCATTCTAAAACCCGGCTAGATTGGCTTGCTGCCTATGTCCAACATGGCCTATTCGCCGCTTGTTTTTGCCTTCAGCGAAAAAGATAAAGAAATTGTTAGGGCAGAGGCGGCCCGCAGGCAGCTCGTCAACGAACAAAAAGGCCTAAAAGGGCGCAATGGTGGGCCAGAATCAGGCGCCACAGCCCTGTACGCTCACAAACTTGGAGCAGCAGGCGAACTAGCAGTTGCCGACTACCTGCACCTTCGCGAATTCCTTTATCAAGAAACCACGGCAAAACGCGGCTCATGCGATCTCCCTCCCAATATTGACGTGAAAACGCGCTCTAGTCATTACTACGATCTCATCTGTCAATTAGACGAGAAGCCGGGAAAAATCTTGGTCCTCGTTACAATGCAAAACAAACTCACTCTTATTCATGGCTGGATAAAGAGTGAAGATGCAATGCAAGAGCAATGGAAAAAGGATCCAGCTAAAGGGCGGCCAGCATATTTTGTTCCTAAAGAAGCACTCTCTCCATTGCTCTCCCTTCCATGCTTAAATGCTCAGACTTCGCCAAGCACGCTCTCAAGCTAGAACTTTTCCCTTCACAGGCGAAAATCCTCGATAATTTCTTCTCGCCAGGTAAAAGCCATGCAGTGTGGGCATTGGGCCGACGCTCAGGCAAGACGCTCATGGCCGCAGTGGCATGCGCCTATATGTGTTTTGTCCTAGAAGATCAATACCGCAGTCGAGTGAGAAAAGGCGAGCGCTGGTACATTGTTACTGTTGCCAACAGTCAAGATCAGGCTCGCATTGCTCTCAATAATATTCGCCAACTAATTCTTGACAGTCCCTTCGCTCAAGAGATTGTTCGCGAAACTGCAGACATCCTTGAAATTAGCAACAACTGCGTTTTTAAAGCTATTCCCACTTCTGGCCGCGCTGCCCGTGGTCTTGCCTGTGCCGCTGCAGTGTTTGACGAACTTGCTTTTGCCACTGAAGGCGATGCAAACAGTGGAGGAAGAGGCATCTACGACGCACTTTCTCCTGCTATTGCTCAGTTTGGAGGAAGTGGACGCATTCTTGAACTATCCTCTCCATGGTTGACGGACGGCATCTTCTATCAACACTTCAAAGAAGCAAGTTCTGGCCGTTTCCCTTTTATGCAGGCAGTGAATCTCCCAACGTGGGAGATGAACCCAAATATTTCGCAAGAGTTTCTTGACACAGAACGAGCGCGTGATCCAGAGAAGTTTAAAGTTGAATATGGAGCTCAATTCTCCACCAACCTCTCGGCTCTCGTTGCTAGTGATGTTATTGATGCCTGTATTGATGAGCGCCGAAAAACTCTCCCCCCAGACCCACGCTTCCAAGGAGCTTATGTCTTGGCCCTTGACCCTGCCCGGGGCGGAGTTGGCCGTGATGATTACACTGCTTGTATTGTGCATTTTGAAGGCGGCACGTTAGTCGTTGATAAATTCCATTCTTTCGTTGCTGATTTTGAAATCAATGGAAGGATGGAAGTGAATATCAATGCAGTGGAGGATTGGATTAAGGAGCAACATAAGCTTTATGTGTTTGACACGATTGTGATGGACCAGTTCAATAGTGCCGGCACCATCCAGCACCTTGCTCAAGACTTGCCCATCACTGAACTCACTTGGACTGTTAGCTCCAAAATGAAAGCTTTCAGCAAAATGCGTGAACTGTTCAATGCAGGGCAAATCAATCTTTACAACCACGAGAAGGCCATTCTTCAATTAAAGAATCTCACTGTTGTCTACAAACAAAGCGGGCAATGGAGCGTAACTGGCGGTAAAGCCACTGGTATTGACGACTTTGCTTTTGCAATGGCAGGCGCCATTCTTGCCGCTAGTCGCGACGATGACATTGGCTGGATTGAAAGCTTGATCTCATAGTGTGTTCTCTTAGTATGATTTTCAAGGCGTAATTCTCTTATGAAATGAACTATTGCAAATTATCTATGAAGGAAGTGTGGTTTCTTACTTCCTTGCTTGAATGTGGCAGCTCCAATAGACAAACGGCCCTACAGCTCTTAGCCGCTGAACATCTCTACATTCCCACTTTGCTGCCCAAGTTGCGAGATTACGCCCGTCGCTTGAAACAAGCAGAAGAGCTCGGCATTGCCCCTCAGCCCGAGGCCACGTTTGACGACTACTGCCGCGCCCATCCCGAAGACCAAAGCTGCCGAGAATACGACGTGTAGCGTCCTATACGCTATGCTTCTGGGGCTTTCGCGAAGCACGCTGCGCAGCGTTAACAATGAGACAATGGCAGCGTTGTCTCTACAGACCACAGGGGAACAGGGGCCATGGGCCAACTCATGGTGAAATGTCGTACAAAGGCGGATTGAAGCCCCGCTCTCGACGCCCCTGTCATCTTGCGACGGTGGCGGAATTGGCAGACGCCCCAGACTTAAAATCTGTTGATCGTCAGATCGTGCGGGTTCAAGTCCCGCTCGTCGCATTTGCCACAAAGCAAGCATGATCAATGGGGAGCGAAAGCTCCCTTTTTTATTGTCTCGACGCAACCTTTTGGTTGCTCATCATTCCAATGCCTCACTACGCCAGCAACAATAAAAGCATTGGTAATTAAATACGATGCAAAGATAATGGTGCGAATGAGGGCAATCCTGTCTGCTTCTTTACTGCATTGCGTCTCCTTGCTTCCCAACGCCTTCGCCCAGAGCCTCCACATTCTTGCGTTCTTCTGCATGTATCCAAGATTTTAGTTCATGCAAATACCCGCGCAGCATATCAGCCTTCTCTAAATGCCAAGCGTCTCTCGTGACAAAATATAAGGCCATGTGATTATCAATGGCCTTAAGGAGATTATGAATGGAAGCGTTCCATGGCTCCCTAATCGGCGTGTTGAACGTGCGTCTGCCGTCCATGGGCAAAATACGCCTTTATGTCTTCCAATGCTACCGGAAAGTAATCATGCTGCTCCACACATGCATTGAAGAAATATTGATCTGGCTCTCCATTGTGCATCACTAAATGTTTGTGCATGTGGCCGTGAACATTGCCCAAATGCTTGTGAGATGTATCGGCAGCAAAGCAATCACGATGCAAGGGAACATGGCTAAACATTAAGCCATCACGGTAAAAGCATCCGCGAATGTCTTCAAAATACTTTGCATAGTCTTGCAGCTTAAATATGTCGTGATTACCCCTCACTAATATCTTCCTGCCATTTAATCGTTCTAATACGCGCAGTCCGCTACGAGGGATGGCCACGTCTCCCAAGTGGTAAACAGTATCGCGAGGATGCACCGTCTTGTTCCATCGCTCAACAATAGTCTCATGCATCTCTTCTAAAGAAGCAAAAGAGCGCACGGGAGTGCCGTCAGTGTGAATAAACGTCAGCATCTTGGCGTGGCCAAAATGCGTATCCGATGTGACGAAAGCGCTCATGGCTCAATAGAAAAGGCGCTGCTGGGAATCGAACTCCAGGATTCTAGGCTATGTGCCTAGCGTGTACCAACACTTCAGCGCAAATGGCCTAAGCGTAACCAGCCTCAAGGACTGGACAGAGGCTTAGGCTCTATCGTTTGCCAATATAGCGTCAAGCTCGCCCGCAACTAGGCAGATTAGTATTCCTTTTCATTTTTTCTCTTCCAATTAGATCCTCGTGGCGACTCGCCATTTCCCACAAGGGCTCATCTGACAAGTCCATCCACCCTTTGCCGCCATCTCTGGCACTCGTAATGGTCGACGGCTTTACTTGCCAAGCATTGGCTAACTCCGCCCTTAGTCCTCTTAAGCTGCGCATATCAGGCAGCCTCCTAAGCACTCGTACTTGTGCCTCATTTAATAACGGATCTCCCAATGGCTTACGCGGACGAGAAGATCGTCCATCAATATAAGCGGGCCAATAACCAAGATTTCTGCGCATATCTGCTGCGTTTTCTTTGAGCGATCCCCATCGAAGATTGCTGGGAATGTTATTAGAACTATTGTCGTCATAGTGCAATACATTTGTCTGCCCTTCTGGCGGAAGACCATGGAAGGCAAGGCAAACAAGTCGCGCCACCAAGAAACGCTTAGTTTTTCCATTCATTGAGAGCATTACAGATGGACGCCCGTGCTTTCTGTGGATATTTGGCGAAAGAATGCGTCCACAAAAGAAACGACGACGCACTTTCCCATCTTTTTTGTCAACAACCAAACGTTGTTTTGAGCGAACACGCCCGAAGCTAGAGGCTTCATAGTGCTGTTCATAGCCAGGAATTGGCTTCCAAATTTCGTCCATGAAAAAGCGGGGACACTGCCCCGCAATCATAACATGCATAGTCGGGCAGGTTTACCGACCGTAGCTAGGAAGGCAAGTGTTAGCCGCTTCAAAGAACGCGGGCATCCGGCTCCGTTGCGTCTCGGCTAAACCATCTGCCTTGCCCTTCTCAAACAAACTATCACTTTGCTTCAGCCAAAAGTCTTTGTCTAACCATTTGTTAGCTGAAGCTCCCAGCGCATCAAAAGCCCACAATGCAGTGGCACGGCGCAGTTTATTCAAGCTTTGACCAGCATTCTCATTGAGCTCTTTAGCCACGAGACTATGCACGCCAACGTGCGTAATTTCATCCCGGCTAATATCTGCCGCCACAGTGCGAATGCCCATGTCCCCGTTAAAACGGAAGAACGGCAGCACGACAAAGAAAATACTACGCTCCAAAATGGCCGCTTTCAAAATGGGGTGGGCAGGATGTTCTTGCCATGCCTTCAGAATGCCCTCCACGTCCTTCTCGGCCTTGCCGTCTGCACCATGGGCGGCAACGATGTAGTTCAGGGCTTGATCGTGACGCTGCTCGTCCTCCTGGTTATGCCGCAGGGCTTCCACCACGCCAGGCGTCGAAGGAAGATCACGCTGTAGCCCTTGCTCCAGAAAGTCCTTCACTGGCAGCTCCAGATGGCGCAGAGCCAACAGCTTGCCAAGCGTTTCCTCGCTACCTTCCTGCACGCGGCCCTTTTCTACAGCCACCGCTTGCCAAGGGCGCTTCTTTTGAATCATGGACAAATAAGGGCTCTTCGTGGTCATGGTATTAATCAATGGAAAGGAGATGAGAAGAAAGGGGCCGTTAGGCCCCCTTGCTATTCAGCACAACTAGAACAAAAACCAGCTTCCAAATTGCAAGACGCAACAGGCCCTTCAGTCTCAATGTCGTCATTGAGACCAAACATGCTCTTAAAGTCGTCGTCTAACGCGGCGTATGCATCGTCCTTCCGTTGCGTGTCCGGAAGAACTTGCAAGCTGTAATAGAGGCTCGTCTGTGAAGAGTCTAGCCAATCACGAAGGAAAGCTTCGTCATAAATGACAACATCCGACCATGAATTAAATGAATAACCATGGAAGAGTCCTGTACGTTGATACAACGAAACCAGCCCATTTGCAGCCTTAAAATAAGCTTCCCAGCCCACTTCTGCAGCCGTTTCCACTTCGCCATAGTCAAAACTCTCCACGCCAAATGTGCCACTATCACGATCAACAGTGCGAGCAATAGGAGGAGCAATTTCAGGAGCAGTGGTGAAGCCCCGAGTGTCTAAATAGCGATAGGAGCACGATGCAGTGGGGGCAATGCAGAAGGCGCGCTCCATGCCATGCGCACGAGCAATTTCAGCGGCGCTTTGAATGCCCTTGTCCAAAGCGTGGACGGTTTTTCCGGCCACGGTATCTTTCCAATGGTGGATCCAGGGGTGGGGGTCTTCGTCTAAATATGCTTCCAGCGCATCGCCAAAGTCCTTATAGCTCACGCCTTGAATGGCCAGAAAATTAGCCATCCCCAGCAGTCCCAGGCCAACTTGCTTATCAATGGAAGGAGGAAGATATTCACCAGTGTCGCCCACGCCCGTATTGGGATGGAGCTCGCACAATTGGCTCATGCCTTCAATAAACGCTCCTTCAACCATGTCCAACGAACATGCGCCCAAATTAACGTGCTGAAGAAGACAAGTGCCACGATGCGGAAGATATACCTCCAGGCAGACATTCGCTCGGATGCGTTCTCCACTATTGTTGTAGCGGATTTTGTTGAGCCAGAGATCGCCAGAAGAGATGGAACGAAGACAGGCATTGATCAGCTCGGGAGACGACGCAGAAAGAAAATTCTCGTCCACGTTAAGGCAACGCTTCACCCACGGCAGCTCTTGCCTTGATGCGCTGACAAATTCGATGGCATCAGGATGAGAATAATCAAGATGGAGAACTACAGCCCCGTTCTTATATAGACCTCCCCTGCGCAAAATCTCATTAAGCGTGGAATAAATCTTGCCAAAACTTACCGGCCCGCTAGCAACCAAGCCTTTGCCATTTTCAGCGCCCCTCTCCCGCACAGAAGACAAATGAACAGCAACCCCCGCACCATTGCGCAGACCATGGCTAACGAACCGCCAAGACGCTTCAATGCCATCTTCGCCCTCCATTGAATCCTTTACGTTGAATACCGTGCAACTCACGGGCAGTCGTCCATCAGGGCTATCCAGCCAATCTTGCACACGCCCTGTCCGGGCAATCGGCTCACATTTTGCCTTTTCCTTCAGCTTCATAAGACAACAAAAGGGGACCATGGTCCCCCGCGATCAACAAAAGGAAGACTAGCGCAATAGAGCAATGGAGAAGCGGAAATCTTCCTTAATCACAGAGCCCTTCCTCGTCATGCTCAGCTAAAAGGTCGCGCACAAAAAGCTTTGCCTCGTTCGTGCTTTTGAAATAGTGGGGGCTGCCATTGATTGCCGCAAACCATTGAAACTCAGGCTTGCTATAGCAAGGCCACATCTTGTAGGGGCCAATATTAAATGGCTGACGTTCTGGCAATCCCCACATAGTTATTTTGCAGAATCAATATACGCTACTCACTAATAACAATTCGACAAGTGCCTTTTAATACAATCTCCGCCTTTCACTATAAATCCTTAAGAAACTCTGTGAATTTATAGCGTTTTGTATCACGATGATACGAAAAACAGCGCAAACGAGCCACAGTGCGAGATACGATAGCCGTAAGCGGAGCAGCGCTTAATCATCTAGCGCTTGCTGCGAAGCGTCTAGACGACGTTCCTACTGCCAGTACACTCTGGACTAGTGGAGCCCCCAAGGGCGGAACGTCTACAAGACAAAAAGCTGGACTAGCTGCGTTGCCCTAGACCAAGTGGAGTGCCCCAAGCACGGAACTCTCCTAGACAAGCAGCGGAAAACAAAAAAAGCCAGCACAAACAAAAAGGCTGATCCAGACCCTATGTGATGGATCGCGAATACTATGCGAATCAGCGGGAACAGGCTAAAAATAGGAGATCTCCATCTTTTTTTATCTTGATCAGCGGCCTTTAGGGCCGCTTTCTGGCTGGAAAATAAACGATGGAAAGGCGATGTCTCAATAGTCTTGTTTCGCTTTTTTCTAGATCTCCATTCCGCCCCTTTCGGGGGGCTCCATTGGTCTAGATGATCGCCTAAACGCTTCAAGCTGCGCCTACGGCTTGCTTTCAGCGTGTGGTGACTAGCCTTTTCAAAAATCGACTATTAAGATTTGTCAACGCCGGATTCAGCCACTCTTGCAGGCTTGTCCTGTTCTCAGTTGTTCCTCCGGCTATCAATTCATAACAATGAACAAAATGCTTATTACTGCTGATTTCGGCGGTCCTCAAGGCTGGACTCTCTTCAATGGTGAAGAAACGTTCTTCCTTTCTCGTGAAGCTTTCCAAGACCTTCGCTCATGGTGCCCTCCCGGCACAATTCTCGTCGTAGAAGACGCTCACCTCGGCCGTCCCCGCACTGTTAAAAGCCTCGCGCAGGTATACACAGAAACAGAACTGTTCGCCCTCTACCGCCTCGCCCTCACCCTCCGCATTGACATTCGTCTGTTCCCCCAGGCGCAAACTCCTCGCGCTCGTCATCAAACCGGCTTTGAGAAAAAATCAGACGAAAACGATGTGAAGGCTATCCACGCTTACGTCCTTTCCCAGCCAACAGTTCTGCAATCAGCAAAACGCCCTCCCACGTCTTTCGCAGAATCTTCCTCTCGTAAAGCTGGCTGGCTCTATAAAGATGAAGTGAATACAACGCTTAACGTTGCTCGTCGCTACGACTACAAAGCAGAAGGAGATTGTCTCACGTCCTTCGTCCTTGACAATCTGGAAATTCTCGCCAGCCAAATGTCCGACGATGCTAAGAAAATCTTCGGCCTTTACCATCGTAAAAAAGACGGCTCCTTCTACGCCCTAAGCAATGCAAAAGGGCCTCAGCTTCCTCGCCTGTATACGCTCGCTGCTCTCCTCTTCTCAGAAGATGGCCGCCTTCGCCTTCGCTCAGACACAGGCCGTCCTCCAGGCATTAAATGGCTCATAAAAACTCAACTGTCCAATTCCCCTTTCCATCAACGTGGAGGTATTGCCCGCTCCAATATGCTCCATTGGGCTTTCCGTCCCCATGCAATTGCCCAACTAGGCACGAAACAAGCCAATGGCAAGGCTATTAGCCATTACGATTTCTCTCCGTTCCAAACTGCTGAATTCCGCGCATTGCGTAAGGGCTTCTTCTCAGCAATGAAAGAAACTCTCCATATCATGCGCTCGTTAGCTCCTGCATGATTCTGCCGCTATAGTCTCAAAACGCTGGAATCACTGTGTCTTACAAGCTTGCCTTGTTTTCAGATCTTCTTCCAGCGTTCCCTTTCGCCGTTCTCAACGCGTCTTCCAGAATATTCTGGTTTCACCCCGTCTTACGGCACTCCCTTTCGTCGGTCTCAAGTTCTCTTCCAACACATCGTTGGTCTCAGTTCATCTTCCGACTCCTTGTCGTCTTTCTTCGGTCTTAGAGCTTATTCCCATTCCTCGCATTGGGCCTCAAGCAGTCTTCCGAAATAAAAGCGATTTTCTGGACGAAAATTGACACCACATTTTTGGGGGGTATGCCCGCCCCACCCCGGTAGTACGGCCGTACTACTGCTCCCTGGTACGTTTGTACCATCACCTGTGCCTATGGGACTGGCGCGATTGATAGGCAGGGCTGATGTTACGAAGTGTGACAATCGCTTGCCATCGGGCGTACTATTGCCTATAGTACAGTCACGCGGGAGCGATTCCGCGCGCACCTTGCCAACTGAATCATGGGAATGATCGCAGATCTGTTCGCTGCTCGCATCGAAGAGATGCGCCGCAGAGATGAACAATCTCTGAAAGATCTCCACCAAACTCTCGACAATCTGAAACAGATTGCGCGAGATATGGAGAGAATCGAACAGGAGATTGACTGCAATTAATTAACACGAAAAGGCCCCAATTGGGGCCTTTTTTTTATATCAACATTTATGCGTTTATGCGTGTATGCGCATATCGTTATTGATCCCCTCTGATCAGCCGATAGCCTGTCGCCAGTAGGGGAGCAAACAGCGAGAAGCCCGCCACCCTGAGAGCTCAGGAGACGGGCCGGGAGGGCATGGGAAGGAGGCTAGAGGAAGGCTAGAGGAAGGCTAGGTGAGCGCTGATCTGCTCCTCTAGTTCGGCAATGGCGTCACGAAGGGAGAGAGAAGATCGGTCTTCCTCTGTATCACGGAGGCGATCGAGAGCGTACTGCGCGTCCTCTAAGGAAGGGAAGGAGGCGTCAGTGTAGTAGGAGCAGCCGCCATCCTCCGAGTAGGAGAGAGAGAAGTGGGGGAGGCTAGGGGAGGGGGAGGGAGAGGGAGCGGAGGCGATCATGGGAGGAGCGAGAGCGAAGGAGGAGGAGCCAGAGGAAGGGGAGACGGAGGGAGAGGAGAGAGAGCCAGCCACTCTCTCTA